CGGTACATTCATAAACTCAAGGTTTTAATAAATGGCTAGAGTAGCTGCACAACTTACAAACTTCACAGCAGGTGAACTATCACCTAGATTAGATGGTCGTAATGATCTATCTAAATATCCAGCAGGTTGCAAGACCCTCGAGAACATGGTTATATATCCTCATGGTGCGGCAGCAAGAAGACCGGGTACACAATTTATAGCAGAAGTAAAAACATCCTCTGCAAAAACAAGACTAATACCTTTTGAATTTTCTACAACACAAACTTATATTCTTGAGTTTGGTAATCAGTATATGAGAGTATACAAAGACAAAGGTCAAGTGCTATCAGGTGGTTCAGCTTTTGAAATATCTACACCTTATCTTACAGCAGAACTATTTGATATTAAGTTCGCACAATCTGCGGATGTCATGTACCTAACTCATCCTAGTCATGAAACAAAAAAGTTATCAAGAACAGATCATACAGCTTGGACATTGGCAACTGTTGATTTTACTAATGGTCCATACTTAGATACCAATACATCAACAACAACGATTACAGCTTCAGCACATACAGTAGGAACTGGTAGAACTTTTACTGCTAGTGCTAGTACATTTGTTTCAACAGATGTTGATAGATTAATTAGATTTAGAGATGGTTATGCAAAGGTAACAGGATTTACAAGTGCCACAGTAGTTACTGTTGAAATAATAAAAGATACAGGATCATCTAGTGCATCTACTGATTGGTCATTAGGTGCTTTTTCAGATACCACAGGTTTTCCATCTTGCGTAACCTTCTTTGAACAACGATTAGTATTTGCAGCGACACTTAACAATCCACAAACAATATACTTTTCAAAGTCAGGTGATTATGAAAACATGGATGCGAACATTGGCGGAACTGTGGCAGACGATGATGCTGTTGTTTATACGATTGCATCGAACCAAGTTAATGCCATAAGATTTTTATCACCAACAAGAACTTTAATTATTGGTACTGCAGGTGGTGAGTTTGCAGTTTATGGAGGTGGTGATAATGATGCGATCACTCCAACTAATATTATAATTAAGAAACAATCAAACTATGGTGGAGCAAATGTAGATGCTGTACCAGTAGGTAACGCAACATTATTCTTACAAAGAGCTAAAAGAAAAATTAGAGAACTAGCATATAACTTTGATGTAGATGGTTACATTGCACCTGATCTAACTATCCTTGCAGAACATATTACTAAAGGTGGTATTACACAGATGGCATATCAAGAAGAACCTTTATCTATTGTATATGCTGTTAGAGAAGATGGTGAGTTAGTGGCACTTACATATCAAAGAGATCAACAAGTAGTTGCTTGGCATAGACATATATTCGGTGGTGCATTTGGAACTGGTAATGCAGTTTGTGAAAGTATTGCAGTTATTCCTACAGACTTAGATGAGTATGAAGTTTATGTAATTGTAAAAAGAACAATCAATGGTGCAACTAAAAGATATGTAGAAGTTTTAAATACATTTGATTTTACAGAAACAGATAATACTTCATTTAATTATTTAGATAGTCAACTTAACTATGATGGAGTTTCAAGCACACTCAATGGTGATATTTCAAACTCAGCAACAACAGTTGTTGTAGCAGATGGAACTAACTTTAATAGTTCTGGTAAAATAAAAATAGGTAAAGAGATTATAGCTTACACAGGTAAATCAACAAACAATCTTACAGGATGTACAAGAGGTCAAAACTTAACTACTGCAGCAGCACATACATCAGGTGATACAGTAGATCAAGTTGTTGAAACATTATCAGGTCTTACACACCTTGAAGGACAAACAGTTTCAATATTAGCAGATGGTGCAACGCACCCAACAAAAACTGTTAGTTCGGGTGCGATTAGTTTGGATAGAGCAGCTAAGAAAGTTAAAGTAGGTTTATCATACACATCTCTACTTCAAACAATGAGAATAGATGCTGGTTCACAGAATGGAACATCACAAGGTAAGACCAAAAGAATATACGAAATAACTATAAGATTATTTGAAACAGTAGGTGTAGAGGTAGGACCAGACTTAGATAACATGGAAAGAATACCTTTTAGATCATCTGCTAATCCTATGAATGAAGGTATTGCACCTTTTACTGGAGACAAGGAAGTTGAATTTAGAGGTAACTATGATACAGATGGTTTTATAGTTGTAAGACAAACTCAACCTTTACCTTTAACTGTTTTATCGGTATACCCAAGGCTAGTAACAAATGATGGATAAACACCTACATATAGTGCCTTATACTGCGGAACATGGACAATTTATATTGTCCTGTCAAATGAACCATAAAGTATTAGAGGCAGACAGAAACTATATTAATGTAGAAGGTAACGCTAAAAACTTAGAACAAGATCATTTAGCTTTTACTGGTCTAGCAGGTAAGAAGCCTATCTTTGCTGCTGGTATGAAAATGGTTTGGGGTCAAGTTGCAGAAGGTTGGGTTATAGCAACAGAAGATATGTGGAACTATCCTCTATCAGTTGCAAAAGCAATTAAGAAAGATTTTGCAAGAATAGCTAAAGAAAATAATATTGTCAGAGTACAAACTGCAATCAGAAAAGATTTTAAACAAGGTCAAAGATTTGCAGAGTGGTTAGGTTTGGAGAACGAAGGTTTAATGAGAAAGTTTGGTTTTGATGGTACAGACCAATACAGATATGCGAGGATATTTTAATGGCAGCAGCAATACCAGTTTTAACAACAGCAGCACCTTTTGTAGGAGTTGGTACATCTTTACTTGCAGCAAAGCAAGCATCTGATCTTGGAAAATTTAATAAAAGCGTTACTGACAGAAATGCAATAATTTCTGAACAAGAAGCAGCACAAATATCAAAAATTAAAGAATATAATATAAATAAATTTAATCAAAGTTTTGAAAACTTACAATCAAAAACAAGAGTTGGTTTATTAAAATCAGGTGTTGAGTTATCTGGCACTGCTTTAAAAATTTTACAATCTAACGCAGAACAAGCAGAACTTCAAAAAGGAGTTATAGAATATAATGCAAATGTTGCAGAAGCTAAAAAATTAGAAGAAGCAAACTTTTCTAGAATATCAGGACAGATAGCTAGAAGAAGAGGTGATCTAGCAGCATTAGGATATGTAAGTCAAGCAGGAACAAGTTTACTTAATATGAAACAAATAGGAATAATATAATGCCAAGAATACCAACATTTGTTGCAGATGCTCAACCTACAGAAGAAGTTGGTGGAGTAAAGTCTAATATTCAAGTATCACCGAATGAAACTGTTGCTGGAGTATTATTACCAGCAGCTCAAAATATAGAAAAATATTATATAAAAGAAAAAGAAATATCAAACAAAGTTGAAGGTGGTGAATTGATTGCAAAAGCAAATCAAGAATTATTAGAAGCTGCTGAAAAATCAAAATTAAAATCTACACCAGATCAAGGTATAAATTTTTTTAATAATCAATTTTCTAATATTGTTGATAAATATCAAAACCAAGCAAGCAATAATTATATTAAAAAATATTTTAACATTAACATAAATTCAAACAAACCATCTTTTACTAATAGTGTATTAAAAAAAACAAGAGATAATATGGTCAAAACAAGAATAGATCAGGTAGATGTTGAGGTTAAAAATAAAATAGTAAATGGAACTATAGATGAAAATACTTTTGATTTTGCAACTCTTGCAAATGATATAAGAGGTAAATACCAAAGTTTAGTTGATGATGGTATTATAAGTGAAACAACTTTTAAAACTTTAGAACAAGGTATACCTCAAGAAATTGAAATAGGAATAATTAGAGGAAGAGCAGAAACTAATGCTGCTGAAGCTATATTAATTTTAACAGATCAAAATCAATTAACAAATATTACTAGAGAGAATAGAAGAAAACTTGTTACAGAGTTTGGTGCTTTATTAAAAATTCAAGAGAATGTTCTTGAAAATGCTAATACAGCAACTCAGATAAATAGTTTTGCAGATATAGTAGAGAAATTTAAAGTTCAAGAAAAAGTTGGTATAGAACCAGAAGAATTAGAAAAATTTAAAAATGGTGATATTGAATTTGATAATCAAATTGATGAACTTAACACAAAAGTTATTGATAATAAATTTAGTAACGATACTAATTTTAGCACTAATACTGATATAATTAATAAAATTTATGATGGTACAATAAAAAAACTTACAACTAAATTTTTACTAGCAGGTGAAAAAGAACCTAAAAGTATTATAGATAGAGGTGGTGATGGTTCTGTAAATTTTAACGATCTTAATTTTTTAAGAACAGTTTTTACTAGAAGTAATAATGATAACACAAAAAAAGAAGATGGAAAATTTTTAAAATTTATAACTGATTTAGAACCAGTTTTACAAGGTAATAACTTTATAAATTTTTATGATAAACAGTATGATAGTAAAGCTAGCTCTTTAAGACAAACACTTTATCAAAGATTTGTAAAAGGATTGTTAGAAGGTGAGACACCTGAAAACTTAACTACACCAAATAATAAAAATTATATTGCAAAAGATATTGCAAGTTATTTACCTAAAACTAGTGATTTAAACAGTATTACTATTAACATGGCTGTTAATAATTTATTACCTAATGGTATGCCTAAAAAAGAAATAGGAGAAACTCCTCAAGATTATCTTGATAGAATTAAAAATATTAAAGATGATGAAAATTTTATTTTAGAAAACATAACTGGAAGTTAAAATGAAACTAGGTGAACAAAAAATTTTGTTGCAAGAAGCTGGTTTCACTTCAACAGAAATAGATAATTGGCAAAAAGATAAAGTAGAAAAATTAAATCAAGGTGAATTTACTAATAAAGAAATAGCTGAAGAATTAGGTACAGTATCTGATGACAAACCTTTTATAAAATATTGGCAAAATGTAACAAAAGAATACAAAGAAGATTTATATAATAGTGATGAAATAGTTTCTCCTGATGATGAAATGCTTTACAATTCTTTAAAACAAGAAGGTGATTCTAAATCTTTAAAAGAAATAGTTGTTGGAAAAAAATTTGATTATCAAGATATTTGGGATAGAGGAGCAGGAAAAACACTTTGGGGTTTAGGCAAAAGATTTGTTGAAGAAAGAGGTTTACCAGAATTTATAACTAATCCTGAAGAGCCTGAAGATTATACTTGGTTTGAAGGATTACTAGAACATGCAGTAACACTTGGTGGTGATCTTCCTTTTTATGGTATAAGTTATTTACCGGGTAAAGTAGCTTCAGGTGGTAATCCTATAGCAGGAGCTTTTACAGCAGGTGCGATACCAGCAGCAGCAAGAGCAACAATTATTGAAGGTTTAGAACAACAAACTTTCGGACAACCAGTAGATATATTAAAAAATTTTTTAAGAGTAGGAGTTCAAGAAGGATTAAAAGGTGGAACACAATTAGCAGTAACTGCAGTTGCACCACAGTTAAAAGTAATACCGGGAGGTAGACAATTAGGAGAAAAATATTTAACAAGATTCTTATCTCAACTTACTGCATTTGAAGGTTCAGGTGCTATTTTAAATCAACAACTTCCCAACTTAAAAGAATTTAGTTATTCTGCTGTTTTGTTTGCTGGTCTTGGTGCAGTTCCACCACCTAAAACTTACCTAGGAATACGTCAAACTATGAAGGAAAGAACAAAAAAAATTTATATAGATACAGGAAAAAAACCAAATCAAGTCTTTATAGATGCGATCAAAGATAGAACTGTATTAGAAGATGTTGCTTCAAGAGATTATGTAAGATCATATAAAGATTTAAAGACAAGAAAAACTGTAGAAAAAGAAGCTGTAGAACAAGATAAAAGATTTGTTTTTGATGATCCTTTAGCAACTGCTGCTTCTAAAAATATTGCAACAAAAGAAAAAGTACCAATGCTATCAAAAGAAAATTTAAAAGAGCTTGGTAAAACAGCTAAAGAAATAAAAAGACAAACTATTATTAAAGGTATTGATAATAAATATCCTATCTTAGAAACTATGAGAGAGTTAGGTGTAGAAACAAAAACAGGAATAGAAAAATTAAATCTTCTTGAACAAGCTAGAATACTTGAGGGAATACCAAACAGAGCAGCATATTTTATAGAAAACAAAACAATTAATAATAAAACATTAGGTGATAAAGGTTCAGGATTAAAAGATATAGTAGAGCCTATTGTAAAAAAAGGTCAAAAAGAATTAGAATTATTTGAAACATATTTATTAAATAGAAGAGCAATAGAGTTAGATAAAAGAGGAATAGAATCTAATTTTGATATTGCTGTTGCAAAAGAATTTGTAAACAAATACAAATTACAATTTGAAGGATTTGCAAAAAAAACAGATACATATCAAAGACATCTTTTAGAGTACGCTCTAGATGGTGGTTATTTAACAAAAGAACAATTTACTTCAATAACAGAAGCAAATAAAAATTATGTTACATTTGCAAGGGAGATGATAGGTGCAGATGGTAAACCAGTTTCAGAGAAAGGAACTGTAAATCCATTAAAAGCTATTAAAGGTGCTAACTTAAAAGTCTTTCCACCATTAGAACAAATGGTAAAAAACACAAATACCATAGTTGGTCTTACAGAAAAAAATGCTGTTAAAGTAAAATACATAGAACTTATTGAACAAGGAAAAAAGAAAGATAAAAGTTTATATCCATTTATTAAAAAAGTTGATCCTCAAAAAACAAATTTACCAAAAGAAGATTTAATGACAATAAAAAGAGATGGTAAAAATGAAACTTGGAGTGTTGGTAAAGAAGTAAAAGAGGCATTTCAAACTATGGATGAGTTAGCTGTAAATCATTTAGCATTATTTTTAGGAGCACCTGCAAGAACTCTTAGAGCTGGTGCAATACTTACACCTGACTTTGCAGTACCAAACTTCTTTAGAGATACGATGCAAGCAACATTTTTAAATAAAGTTCCTTTTGTTCCTTTTGCAGATTCTATGATTGGTTTGTTTCATATTTTAACTAAAGGTAATAATAAAAAAACTTTAGAACTTTATAATAAATATATAAAATCTGGTGGTATGCAATCAACATTGCTTTCTATGGATAGACCTAATTTATTTGATGGTAAAGTTTATGACATTCTTTCTAAAGGACCAGTAAGAAATGCAGATAGAGGACCATTAGCTCCTTTGAGGGTAATTACAAGAACATCTGAAGAGATGACAAGGTTTAGAATATTTACAAAAACATATAAAAGAGCAATAAAAGAAGGATTATCAGAAAGAGAAGCTATTGAAAGAGGAGGATTTGAAGCTAGAAATCTTTTAGATTATGCAAAGCGAGGAACAACAGGAAGAGTTGTTAATCAATTAGTTCCTTTTTGGAACGCAAGAGTTCAAGGTTTAACAAGATTGTATGAAGCATTTAGAGATGCACCAACAAGAACTTTAGGTATGGTAGGAACAGTTGTTGTTTTACCTACGCTTGGTTTTTATATGTTGAATTATAATAATAAAAATTATCAAGAACAATCTGATTGGTTAAAAATGAATTATTGGTATTTTGAAGTAGATGATAAACCAAGAAGATTTCCAGTTCCATTTGAAACAGGAACATTTTTTAAGGGTTTAGTAGAAAAAACTTTAGATTGGTATTTTAAAAATGAAAAAAAAGAAGCAATAAAGTTTGCACAAGATTTTATAAATAATTCTGCTAAATCATTTTATCCATTTCCACCTGCTATAACTCCATTTGTAGAAAATAAAATGAACTACAGTATATTTAGAGAAGCACCTATTGTTCCAAAATCATTAGATAAAAAATTACCAAATCAATTTTATTATACAGAGTATACATCTGAAACTTTTAAATATTTTACGAAACTTTGGAATGGAATGGTTGGTGATGATAGTTTACTTTCAACAAATCCTATACATGCTGAACATGTTTTTAAATCTTGGACAGGTGGATTAGGTAGACATTTAATTGATGTTTTAGATATGGCATTGATTAAAGGTGAATTTATAAAAGACCCAATAAAACCAACAGATACTCTATCTAAAATACCAATAATAAGAGCTTTTGATGTAAGAGATGTACCGGGTTATTCAGCTAAATCATTAGTCAGATTTTTTGATGAATATGGAAAAGTATCAAAAATTGTAAATGGTATGGAAATGGCTAAAAAAACTGGTAATAATGAAGAGTATTTAAAATTACAAAAAGAATTAGGTGCAGATCATACAGTAATATTACAATACAGAGAAAGTATTAGAGAATTAGATAGAGCTATAAGAAGAATTTACAATGCAAAAACTCTTTCAGATGGTACAAAATTAACACCTGATGAAAAAAGAGAAATGATAGACAGACATTATATGTTAATGATAAACTTTGCTTCAGATGCCTTAAAACTTCTTGAAGAAATAAGGAAAGAATAATATAGGATAACTATGACAGTATCTACAACGATAATAAAATCATCACATAATGGTAATGGCTCAACCACAACTTTTGCCTACAGTTTTAAAATATTTGCGGACACAGATTTAGTAGTAATTATCAGATCATCCAC